GAACCTTGTCCTTTGATTGCTGGAACTATATTACAATCTTTGCTTAATTCATTTATTAGTCTTGGTTCTGCTGAATCACCTACAATTAAATTGTTAGCAGCAAACTTTTTATTTAATACTGATATTTCGCTTGTAGTTAATTTAGGTTGATAGAAACATAGTTGAACATAAATAATCTTATTTTGTTTATCTATACTTGTTTTAATTAGTGTTGAAGGGTCATTGCTAAAACCATAATCTTGCCCAAAAACTATTTTATTTACTTGTTTAAATTCTCCGATACTCCAATTACTAAAGATAACACCTTCTGCTTTATCAAGCCAAGCTCCTTCAATAGTATGTTTATATCTTTCAGGCCTTCTTTGTTTCATTTCATTTATCTGTTCAATGTAACTTGCTGATAAATTTTCTATATTATCTAAATAGGTTGTATGACAATAACTTGTATTTCCTTTAATTAAATTACTTCCAGCTTCAACACCTTTAGCTTCAAAAAACCTTTGATAAATCCAATGTTCTTTAGTTGCTGGATTCATTATCATTATCACTCTATTTCTTGAGCCTTGTTGCCTAACTGATAAATCTATTTTATCAAATATATCTTCATCAACCATTTCTTCTGCTTCATCTATTATCCAAGTTGTAATACCTTATAATGATTTTAGATTTGCAGTCTGGTCTCCTGATGAGGTTTTAATACCTCTAAACAATATCTTGCTTCCAGTTTCTTTACATACTATCTCATCCTTTGTTATATGAAATAGATGATTGTAATTTAACAAATCAATCTTTTCTTTAAATTCTGGAATAATAGAAATAGCAGCAGAACGCAAAGTGTATCTTGTGAATAATATCTTGTGCGGTTCATTAGATACAGTTAGCAATAAAGCAAGCGTAGATACTGCAAAAGATTTTCCAGAACCACGACCACCTGTATAAATAAAATATCTTGTTGGATTGCTTAATATTAAGAACTTATCGTTTATCATTCTTTTTCATTGCAGCAAGTAGCTCATCAAAATCAATTCCAACTTCATTCGTGTTTATATCAATAGTATCTTTAGCCGTTCCATAGCCAGAATCCATCAATGCTTTATATGCTGATACATCTCCATCCATAGCCTTCCTAACCAAAGCCAATGTGATTACATCTTCCTGTGTTAATATCTCATCTTCACCCGTTATAGGATTCTTACCTTTTCGTGCAGCTTCTAACCATCTTCTTGCTATTGTGCTTCTGTTTAAAGAGCCTTTTGGTCTGCCTTTAGGATTACCGCTTTGACCTTTTTTAAATTCGTGTTTCTTTATATTATCTTCGTTTGCCATTTTATATTCCTTTTATTGGTACTTTTAATATTGGGTTAAAGTCAAAACTCTTTTTACTTGTTCTATCTCTTTTAATTATATCTTTTCCCCATTTTTTTTGTAAATCAAAAAATTGACTTTTTTCAAAATCCAAATTTCTATATGCTGCGCAACCCCCTTCTTGTTCTGATTGTTTAACCATATAATGAGCATAGTTAATTCTTAAACATCCACCATATTTTTTAATATGTTGTAAAGTTATATCATAATCTTCTTTTAAAGGTAGATTTTCATCATATCTAATTTTATTTTTTAAATGTGCTTGAAAAGGTCCACCAATATATTGTAATGTTCCATAAGGCGTATACTCTCTATAAGCACCTTTATCTGTTACGCAATTTAAACCCCAAAATTTAAACCCAAATTCTTTGCAAACATTTGCTTGGTTTTCGCAAAATTCTTGCAATTGATTATTGTTAAATATTTTCTTTTCTTGATTTTCCCATCTTCCAACGCCACTGCAATCGTCATCAATAATTATAATACAATCTGCATCGTCATATAAATTATTTAATATCCAATTTCTTACTCTACATAAATTGCCTTGCACAGAATCTGGGCAAACTACAATATCATTTCCATTTTTTATATATTCCTTTGCTTCGCTTTCTTTAACTACTAATTTAATAAAAGGATATTTTTTTTGTGTTATGCTTTTTTCTGGTCTTTTATATGAAGGTGCAAAATATTTAATTTTCATCTTGTATTTTTTTAATTGCTTGACTTCCATTTAAAACCCTTCCAATTCCTTTGGACCATTCTTTTCCATTACATCTTCTTGCTGTTTCTGTCTGTAATCCAAATAATGTTTTTGCTTGAATCCAATCAATGTCTTTGTCAAATTTCAAAACAATATAATTGCTTTCGCTATCTAATTCAGTAGCAAATTTATTTTCTGTTTCATCATTAAATGGGTTGTTCATTTCAGTTATATCCTCTTCAGTAAATGGCAAATCTAATCCCCATTCCTGTGTTTCTTCAGCATCCCATTCATTAGCTATCATATCCCAATCCCATTCACCAAAACCAACATTATCTTTTACTATAAATTCTCGCTGTTGTTCCGCTGTTAATGTATCTGCTTGTATTACAGGCACTTCCTTTAATCCAGCTTCTTGACAAGCCTTTAAACGCATATTACCACCAAGCACAATCATATCTTCATTTACTACAATTGGTCTTATTTCTAACATTTCTGGAAAATCTTTTATTGACTTAACCAGCTTATGAAATTTATTATCCTTAATCAATCTTGGATTGTCTGGATTCCTCTTTATTTTCGATATTTTTATTTTCTCTGTTTTCATCTTCATTTAGTTTTAAGTATTCAAGTAGCTTTTCTTCTGCTTGTTTTTTAAGCTTGTGTTTCTTGTTCATATTCATTAAATAATCTTTTCATTGTGTTATATAATTCTTTTACGCAGCTTCCACAAGTAGATGGTTTCTTATTGTCGTTAAATACTCTATTATGTATTTCAAGTAGTGCAGTTTGTTCACTTGCTGATAGCATTATTTTATTTACTTCAAAAAAACCTTTTAGAAATATATATTCAGCTTCGTTTAGACATTCTATTTGTTTATAAGGAAATAGTTTATTAAGCTTTTCTTTTCTTATATCACATCCGCGATCTTTACCAAGTTTATCAAATATCCAATCAGTAGCTGCTTTGATTCCTGTTGCTTTTGTTATCTTTTCTATACTATCTCCTAAACCTTTACTTTTCATATAATCTTTTTTTTATTTTTTTTTTACATTTATTAATTACTTCAAATACTGTAACGTGACCAAGTTTAGTTTCTTTAGCTAATGAGCGAACACTATTAAATCTTTTAATATATAATTTAAATAGTTTCATATCAAACCAATAAAATTCATTTATCAAATTATTTATATCTTCTTCTAAATACTTTATGCTTTCGCTTCTATTAGATTTTATATTTGCTATTTCAAAGTTTTCGTCTTTAGCATATTTGTTTTTTATATTAGCTTCTAATTGTATTATTTGCTCTATTGTCTTTTTAACTATTCCAAAATGTGGTTATCATTTACAATAATTTCTCCTATTTGCAATTGATTCTTTTTAATTTGTTGTGCTATACTTAAATACATTTCTTGTATAATATCTTCAACATTAAACTCTTCTTTATCATACATTAAATTATATGCAATTAAAATACATTCTTCTTGATGTTTATGTAATATGTTTAAAACATCATTTGTTTTCATTTCTTAACTCTTCAAGTTCTAATAGTATATTAACAAAATCTTCATACCTTAAAGCTGCGTAATCATTTTCAAAATTCTTTGTGAATACTACAACAGGAGTCTTTCTTGTTCCTGCTGCATCGCCTTCACTTTGATGTAATGCTTTCCAGATGTTAAGCTTTTCTTGGTTCTTACATTCCCAGCTATACTCACTTAAAATTCCTGATGTTGTTAGTATATCGCCTTTTATAGAAAGTCCTCCACTGTTTGGCGTTCTTCTTATATTAGTGTCAAACTTCTTTGCTAAATCTTTTGCAATTCGCAATTCGAATCTTTTTCCTTTTTGGTTAGCGTTCAACATTATAATTTTTTTTGAAAGTGTTTTCTGATTTGTTCTCCAAGCTCTGCATTGTTAGGATATAAAGCACACAAATAATTAATGCTATTTTCAATAGGAGAATCAGGATTATTATAAACAGTGTCCTTTGTTTGTCTATATTCATTAAGAGTTCTTTTTTTCATATCGTTCATTTTTATCATCTATAAATGTTTTAAATAATAAAACAAAGCAACATCCAGCAATAAAGCATAGTATGTGAGACAATAATATTAAGTAAAATATCTTGTTCATTTTTTAAATTTAGTTAATTTATTTTTAAGTTCAGCAGTTTCTTTATATGCCTTGACGTTTTGCAAAGTTACTAAAGTATTTTTTTTATTAACCTCATCAATTATGCTTCTTAACCCTATAATCAATTTTAAGCTACTTTGCAGCGTTTCTACTGCATCCAATTTACTTTGTGTAACCTTACCTACTTTTAAACCTTCTTGAGCCTTTAAAAGCAATATTTCTAATTTGTTTTTTGTTATTGTAAATTCTAAATCATTCATCTTTTTAAATTTTCACTGTATAATAATTCATCGCCGAGTTTTTTATCTAATGTTTTTATTAATCTATATATTATTAAACTTCTTCTTTTTACTTCTTCTTTTTCTTCTTTAGTTGAATCAGTACCAAGATTAGCATATAAATTAGAATCAATGTGTAATAATTCATCTATCTTTTGCTTGTCGCTCCAAGTTTTATATTCCATAAACTTGTCTATGTTTTCATATTTATATTTCATTATTTTTGTTTTAATACGTTAATACCTCCTATTGTAAAACCTAATCCACTATTATAATCAAATCTTAATGGTTCACCAAGCATTGTTGGTTTTCCTCCAGTTTCTTTGTCTTTTATTTTATAAACGTGAACTTCAGTCATCATCCATAATTTATCGTGTGAAATCATCCTGTGCAAACAAAGTAGATTGTCCACGCGATTTGGAAAAACTTGCCCCCCCTCGCAGTCAGCTTTTCTTGGTGGTTGTATATGTCCATTCAATGTATGGTCTGGTGGATATACTCTTCTTGCTGCTTCTGTTTGTGGATGCATTGCTATAAACATTGTTTTACCTGTTTTATTGCAAAACTCTCTAACATCATTACACACTTGATAATTCCTTTCAAATTGTGATATTCTCCTATCGTGGTTTATTCCAGTGTAAGGGTCGATTAAACATCCATCGCAATCTTCATCTTCAAATATCTTTAATAGTTCTTTATGGTTGTAAAGCTTTTTATTATCTACAAACTTAAAATACTTGCTTATTTCATCGTGATAAAATAAATATTCGTTTAAGTCTTTAATTGCTTCACCTGTCCACATTTGTATTATATCTCTTTTTAATTGTCCAGCATTGTTTTCGCCTGACCAGATGCACCATTTCTTTTTATGTAATTTACTTAATGCAGTTAAATACCATAATATAAAATTTGTTTTACCTACATTATCTAAACCTAAAAACATATTAAAGTTGCCTTTTTTATATAAGAAGTATTCATCCAGAGTACAACCTATGCCAATACCTTTTTTAATTTTACCTTGCTTAAAAGCTTTTAAATATGGTATTGTTGCTTTATCTTAATATCATTCGTCAAGCAGTTTTTGAAGTTCAGGAGTTACTTTCAATAAATTGTCATCTGCATATTTATCTTTTCTTATTTTATCTTTTCTTAATGCTTGAGCATTGCTTGAGCTTTGCTTGCCTCCTTTTCTACCTGCTGCAACTCTTTTTTTATGTGCAACTTTTCGTTCTTTTAATTGTTCATCAAGCCAATCAATAATAATATTTTTTCCTTTTTGTTTTACAATTCCAAAATGGATTAAGCTTCTATAATAGTCAGGTATAATTGATTTGTATTGTTCAAATGGAACTTTACATTCTTTGCTCCAGTAATAGCAGCAAACTTTCATAAATGCTCCTTGTTGCTCATAATCTAAAAAGCTAATAGTACCTGTTAGCCATTGATTAGGATAAAATTTAAAGTAGGGTAATTCTTTCATAGTTAGTTGGTTATAGTTTTTTAAATTTATATAGATCTACATTTTTAATTTCAAACATATTTTCTTCACAAGCAAATTTAGTTTCATCATCTCTTGTTCTTATATCGCCTTTTTTATATAAAATACCTTTTGCTAATATTTCTTTTTTTGGTATATATCCGCATATTTGAAATGTATTGTTTTTGATGTTTATAGAAACAAACACAATAAAATCACAGTTATATTTTAATTGACATTCAAGAAAATTATTTACATAATGTTCTTTACAATTTACATTTCTTGACATTGTTTTTACATCAATACTTTTATCATTATAAATAATATCAATACCATTATCAAAACCTTTTTTTAATTCTGGATATTTATTATATATTAGATTATAAAATTCTGTTTCTCCTATCAATCCAATAAGTTGTTTTTCTTTGCTTCCATCAAATTTTCCTCTTTGTGCTATATTATTTGATTTTAACAAATTCCAAATTTTATTTTTATTTTCTAAATTAATATTATATATCTTCATAATTGTTATAGGCCTCTATTTCATTATCATTAAGCTCATCAAAACTATAATTAAGTTCTAATTTACCATATTGCATTTCGTTATCATTGTAAGCAGTTTTTTTACTACCAAGACAAATTGAGTGAACTCTATCTGGATTACATAAATTAGTTCTTATAAACTTTTTTGATATTCCAAAACGATTAGAAAGATATTCAATTGATTTACCTTTGTTTAATAAAATGGAGATAAGGTTTTTTTCCTTATCCCCAAGTATATTGTCATATTTATATTGTGAAGTCATTTATAAAAAATTATTCCGTTTTTTTTAAACTCATTAATTATATAATCGACTTTAAAAGGGTAAATCATCTGAAGCACTACTTACAGCTTGTTTAACTGCTTTTTCTTCAGGCTTCCAAGTATCAACACTAATGCTTACATCTTTGCCATATTGGTCTGCTTCTGGTTTGATATTAATGTTAAGTTTAACAAACTTGTTGCCGTTATACTCTTGTATGTATTCAGCTATCTTTGAAGGATTAATAGTTACTTTTAACCATTTGTCATTCATAACTTTACCGCTTCCACAGTATATTGTTTCTTCTTTATTCATTGTTTATTTGTTTTTATATTATTTCTTCTATTTCTGTTGCTACTTCTATAATTGTATTGCTATATCCTTGAGGCTCACCGTTCCATTCTGTAAACTTTTGTGTATAATGGTCGTAATCCATCCAGCCTTTAAATAACAAACTCTCATCTAATTTATAAACTTGTACATTAAAAGGTACAGTTGTTTCAATAGCTATTATATAAGCATCACATTCTTTGCTAAATTGTTCTTGATACATTGCTAATTGCATTTTATAATCATTGTAATACAAATCTCTATAAAATCTATTTCCAGCATCATTAGTTGTCTTAATATCAACAACACATTGTTTACCTTCAAAAGTTGTAATCATATCAGCAAAGCCTTTAAAATTAACTCCTTTGTGTTTCCAAGTTAGTTTAACTTCTTTGTCAGTTGCGTTAGCTAACATTGTTTTGACAACCTCGTGCTGCGTAGCATTATTTAAAATATTATTTGCTGCATCAAGTTCAGATTGTTTAATAATTGTTTTATCTTGGTTGGTTTCGCTAAATTCTTGCCAAACTTTACCTGCTCTTCTTGCACCTTCAAATACTGCAAAGTCATCATTAAAACTTTCTGGTTGTAATAATAATTTATGTACTAAAGAACCAAACTGCATTGCATCAGTTGTTTTCATTTCTTTATTCCAGTAAGCCAATAAATGATTTGGAGACTTCTTAAATTGCGATAATGCACTATAACTTAAACTATTCTTTTTCATTATTGTTTGGTTTAGTATGTTTTACGTATTCAAGAAAAGCTTCACTCATTTTTTCAGTTTCTGATTGCTCCTTTTCTAATTCTTTTAATAAAAATTCGCATTGATT